GTAGTGTTGAATTTCGACTTCCGTCTGGATCGCGTCAAGTGCGGAGATATAGCACGGCACGGGATAGACAGAACGGCACGACGTACCGCGATAGTAAAGTATCTGCGTGGTCTTGTTGCTCATGTTTGGGTTAAAAGCGTCATATCGAATGGGCTTAACCTGCCAACTGTTCCAATGGTCACACCAATAAATATAAGTTCCTCGCTCGTCTGTGCGGAGTTTTGAAAAGTCAGCCCAATAGATTTCAGCAACACCACCGACGGCGTTGTAAATCACTTGCAGGGCAAAGCCACCGAAAAGATGAAGGTCGAAGACGCATTTCTGCAAAACTTCATCCATCGTTTCGCCCCTGGTATTGACTATTTCAGTACCATAGTTTGAGCCCTCGCCCATTGTGAAAGCCGTCTTTGCGTCGATAACTGACTGCTGTGTAGGCGCGTCACAATAGAGTTTCCAAAGGTAATCAGGAAAGCGGTTGTCGTTTCCGTATGAAACCCAACCTTTGCCCGAAATTTGCTTTTCTGCAAACCTCGTCGATGTCACATTACCAACATTGATAAGCGACAATTCCGTTTTGATATGCTTCTTTTCTGCCATAGTTCTTTGCTTTTTTTATGGAAAGTGGACGGCTACTTCTGCAACCGTCCACCCCTTCACCAACATCGAGAATGAATGCAATGAAAACTTACAAGTAGGATATGGAACCTTACGGCAAAGAAGATTATGACTCGAGAGACGAGATAATAACCTTGTTGGGGAAAGCCACCTGAACACCCAAAGCGAACTCGATAGCCAACTTGAAGAGCTGGTCGTCTTTGCTATACCAGAAGTCGAACTTCTCTTCATCGTTCTGCATATCCGTACCATAGAAGAAGTTAGCAGGGTCAGCGGCCACAATCTCGCTTGTTCCATTCAGTCCGGGCAAAGCCTTGATGAGAATGTTACTTCCCTGGTACTTGGTAGAACCTGCGTCCAGATTGTCGCCTGCGTTGTGATAGAGGTTGGCGGCTTGCAGAGCCATGATCCATGTTCTGTAAGTGTCGTAACCCATATACACCTCGGCGCGATTCAGAATTTCGGTCGGGATAGCCTCGATAACTGCATCAACGGCAGCGCGGACGTTGCTCTTTGTGATTGCAGAGTGTTCAAGTTTGTTGGCTGCAACGGTGATACCATCGTTAGCCTTCAAAATCTTCAGAAGTCCGTCCGTCCACTTCAAAGCGGCGTTGTTGGTCAGAGCGGTGTCACCCTGCCAAATCAGCTTTTCAGCACCCAGAGCAACGTTAGCCACCACGTCGGCGATGAAGTCTTGTTCAAACGGCAGCGTCTTTTGTCCGGCTGCTACCCTAACTTCATGCTGAAGGCACGAATTGAGAAGGGTCTTTTCGCAATACTCCATGTTCACTTTGATAACGGGCGCGGTGATAGTGCGCTGTGAAATGGTCTGCGTTCCTGCGGAATTGAAACCGCAAGAACTACCGTCCTGGAATACGATAGAGGTATTCAGAAGGTTAAGGGCGGTTTTGGTCTTTACACCCGTCTGGAGGGTGAAACGCTTGGCGGACTCGGCACCCAGTACCGCGTCACGAAGCAAAGAGTCGTGGTTTTGAGCCACATACTCAGGGAGAGAGTTTACTAATACATTAGCCATAATTATAACTATTTTTGTGTTGTGTTATTTGTTGCCAAAGATTTTGCAAGCGGTCTCGAACTTTGTACCCTTGACCCTCTCGGATGGCTCATAAAGTCCGTTTTCGCTCATGTCTGTACGTTGTGGAACAGGGCTTGCAAGCGGTTTCTTTTTCAGTTCCTCGACCTCGGCTTCAAGTTCCTTAATACGCTTATCCTTTGCGGTCACGTCGGCTTGAAGCTGCTCGACTTCCTTCTTGAACTGCTCGGCTTGTGCTGCATAGTCCGTGTTTGGGTCTTTTTCCTCGACCTTGACTTCCGGCTGCTCCTCATTGGTTTTTTCGCCTGGTGCGTCCTCGACCTTGCTTTCCTTTTCGGGCAAAGAGGAAACCAAACCATCAGCGACAACACACTTAACGCCCTTAATGGTGTATTCACCATCTTGCAGGGGTACGATGTCGCCTTTCTCGTCGTAAGTCTGGATAGTCAAACCCTCATGGATGGTGTCACCGTCGAAGATGTACTCTTTGCCGTCTTCCTCGGTGACTGAAAAGTTAGCAATGAACTTGCCTAACTGTTTCTTCATTTCAACAAATCTATTATTCATAATCAGCGAATTTTCTTTTATATAGGTGAAAGCCTGGTTAATGTTCGTTTTGTTCCTTTTGTTCTTTTTGTGCGGGCTACTACATGAGTAAGTTTGTGTTTGCCTTGACCCGTATCTTACAACCGATTTTGAAGCCCTGAAGGTCGAAAACATACTGATTCTCTATAAACTCAATACCGAAAACACCTTGCTCCTGAATGGTGTAGTTATTCCCGTTTATATGTACGACCAACTTGTAATAACGCCGGAAAGTGTTGCTCGACGGGCTGCTTGGCTCGTCACTCATGGGGTCGTCATTCATTGGATCATCGTTCATGGGGTCGTCACTCATAGGGTCGTCGTCGGCCATGGGGTCGTAATCGTCGCCCATTGGGTCGGTGTCGTCGTCGTCGCTACCATCCGAAACCGTCTCAACATCGTTTGAAACGGCGTTGTAAGTGTCTAAACCATCAATGCAAGGGCAGAGAATAAGAAACTCGTCTTTCAACACACTGCCACCGATGGCCTTAACGTCGCCGTCCGTCAATGACTGAACACTGCAAGGCCAGTTCTGGACGATTGCTTCTTCCGTCGGCTCTTCTTCCTCAAGCGGACTTGTGTATTCGGGAACCTGAACCCGTATCAAGTCCAGAGAGTAAGGAAACATCAAACTCAAAGAGTCCGTCTTTCGCTGTCTAACACTCCGTCTCATCTTCCCAAACATTTATAGCGTTCAACTTATAAGCCGATTCCGGCTCACCACACCGCCAATATATAGAATTGGCTTCCATGAGCAATGATCTGCGTTGCTCCGAAGTGATAGCGTCGCCCCTTTGCTCACTACTGAAAGCCGTTGAACCCGTCTTCGACTGCCAGCCACACAAAGAGAGTGCAACACCCTTCAACAAATCAGCCTTAATCAAGTCACGCTCATTGGCAGACAAAGAAGTTAAGGCGGTCAATTCTGCATCATAACCCCTTGCACCGCAATGACTGATTATAAAAGCATCATCAACGGGAAAAGGGAAAATCCCAGAATAAAAGTCCAATAATGTAACATAACAACTCATATTCTCAAATTTTTAATGTGTTATACATTTCTACGGCTTCAGACAAAGACAACTCCGAATAACTGAATATACCCGAAATTGAAATTCCTGAAAAATCCTCAGACCTAAAACAGCCGCTTTCGTTGTTAAATACCATGTTTTGCGGCACTTCTGAACCAATAGGGCTTAACATATCCCACTTGCTGAACTTAGGTATCAGCAATTCAGGCAGAGACAACACCATAACCCACGACCCATCAGTTAAGCCGTAATAGTCGTTATAGAGCGTCTTACGCCGATAGTTCACGATGAACGATTCAACGATTCGCACATCTTCGACGGCGTGGCCGTTGTGTTCCACGTCGAAACGTACCCTTTCCCCTGCGTAACGCTCGACCACATCTTCAATGAGTCCAGGAGTGAACAACACATTATAAGAGCCGTTGGCGTTGTCGTGTCGATAGATAGGAGTGTTCGCGGGTAGTATAGGCGCAAACACCTTTGTACGACCGTGTGCGCGGTCTATTACTTTCCATTGTAGGCGTGTCGCCGGACGCTTCACGATGGAAAGGTATTGCAGCCCGTCACCTTCTTGCAGGTCTGCGATGTATAGAGGTAACTTATTATTCATGCCATTATATAGGTGTTTTGTTTTGTTTTGTTCGTTTTGTGTTTTTTGTGCTGATTTAATGTTTGTACTGATTTAAGTCTTAATAGCACATCAATACAAGCCAAATTCGACCTTTTTTTGTATCAATCTTAATCAAAGAGTTATTTTAACACAAATTGTTTGGTTGTTTCAATTATTCTTTGTACCTTTGTACCCGTAATCGAATTATAAATACTTTAAGTTATGCAAACCTCTGTTATTTATGCGCGTGTCTCGTCGATATGCGACCGCCAAAACACCGAAAGACAAGTCCGTGACTTGACCGCTTACGCTGCATCCAATGGCTTGCAGTTAGTTCACAACCCATTTACTGAACACATATCAGGTGCAAAGAGAAACGCCGATAGAGCAGTTCTTTGTGAGTGCCTGGACTATTGCTTCAGTAACCACGTCGATACGCTTCTTGTGTCTGAATTAAGCCGTCTCGGACGTTCCACTTGGGAGGTCTTGGAGAATGTGAAGCGGTGTCGTGACAACCATTTGAACGTTATCTTCCAGAAAGAGGGTCTTTCCATCTTTAACGCCGACGGCTCGGAGTCTTTCACTCTTCCCGTCATTGTGTCGTGTCTTGGAATGGCTGCACAGATGGAAAGAGAGAATATCGCTTTCCGCTTGAATAGCGGTCGTAACAAGTTTTTTGCTGAAGGTGGCAAACTCGGACGCAAAGAGGGCTACCGAATGAGCAAAGAAGACTATCAAAAGAAATATGGCGACCTTATTCAGAAACTCACAGAGCGCAAACGTCACCTTGAAGCCGGACTTCGTGATAAGAGAGACAATGTAAGGGCGATTGCAGACGATTTCGGGGTGTCGGTTGCAACAGTCCAGACGATACGAAAGGAGTTCAATTTGTAGAACTTCGATTTTGCCCGATTTTGGGGTTTTGAGCGGTCGAAAAAACGCTTGAAACCCCTTTATTTATGGGCGTTTCAGAGGGTAGCACAATTTTTTTAATTATTTACCTACCCCCTATATATAAATATAATCGGCGAATTTTTTGTGCTAAATGTGCGAAAAGGCGATTTTTGAACGTTTTTATCTATTCTCTTTTCTATCTATTAAGTCTATATATAATTATCTATCTACAGAGAGAGACTTCAAGTAGAAGTGAGTGTCCTTTCAGGACTTTACGTCTTTCAGTAGAAAGTTATATTCATAACGAGTGGGCTTTCAGCCCTTTGTCGATGGTGTCGTTTCAAACGATGTCATAATACGAATAAGGGAAAACATTGTCATGTTTGAGTGGGCTTTCAGCCCTTGCCACCGAAAAGCCAACATGAGCCGAATTTTTGACCGTTGTAAAACCCTCGACCCCCTACCCGAACACTCCAGAGCGATGTCGTAAAACGCGACCCCACCGCCGAAAGGAGAGCCGAAAGGCTCACTCAAAACGAATGTTTTTCCTTATTCGTAAAAAGTCGCTCGGAGGATTCGCCGACCGGAAAAGAGCCGAAAGGCTCACTCGTCGTAAGACTTTCTACTTGACTTGTCAAGAGTAAAGGGCGAAAGCCCACTCACTTCTACTTGCTTGCAAGTCGTAGAACCTGCATCGAGATAACTTCCTTTGTCTGGTCGATGGTACGATAAACTTTCAGAGATAGCAACGAAAAAAAAAGAGTACGACAACAGATCATTAACCATAATTTAAGTGTGTGCCTGGTTGGTTGTCTGTGAAGATGGCCACCAGACTTTTGTTAAAGAGTCTGACAGTTGCAACATTATTTCCATAATGTGACCCAACGAAAGTTAAAGTCTTGATTTTGTGCGTGTAAAAAGTACGATAATTGCGGGAAAATTCGTAAATTTGCGGTCAATTATAAAATGCTCCAAATATGCAAACGAAATTAGTCACACTATCACAGTTTATCGGTAAGCCATCGAGCGGCGTGTCTGAAAAGGTGAACTTTTCGGGTGAACTTGACTCGCATCTTGTAGGCGGTTGGAAAGTCCTTTCTCAATCGTCGGCGACTTTTGGCACGTCTGCGACTGGTGCTTACTTGTGCGTCTCTTTCCTCCTTGGTAAGTAAGGGGTGAAGTTTTTTATTTCCATTAGTGGGGTGTCGGTTGAAACGACCCCCTTTTCTTTTGACCCGGATTTGACCCATTTCTAAACACCACAATCAACGAAAAAAGGGTGTACCGTATAAGTACACCCCTTTGAAGTTTTAAGCCCGTAGAGAGCCGTTTTTGTGGCTCATTCGTTAATTAGTGAACGTTCTGCAAGACTTTGTGTTACGTCCGAAATACATTGTATGTAGTCAAGTATTCGGTCAACATTCAAGTAAGATGGAAGTTCAACCGTTTTCCAATCGTCACCCGTCAAAATTCCTGCTTCGTGCAAGATTGATCTTTTTGCTAATTCTTTCTCTTTCTTATTCATATTCATACGATAATTGTAAAACAACTTGCGTTTTCACCATAGAGCAACTTTCGCCAATGTTCGCGTCTGGCTGCTCTTTGTTCCTCGGCTCGTCGGAGTTCTGCTTTCCTTTGCTCCACCATGGCCGACCGTTCCTTCAGCGTGTCAATGTATCTTTGACAGCCGTTAATTAGTTCCTGGTCTATCTTCATAGTTCTTTCTCAAATTGCTTAATCATTGTAGCAAGGTCGTGGAGAGTTTCTTGTGTTTCCTTGTCTGCGAACTCGCACCACCCTTCAAGTCTTTCGACTGCCTGCGATGGGTCATTCATCGAGAGCCAAAGCCGGACAATACCACCCAAACGAATACATGAGTTAGTTACTTCTACATCTTCTTCGTTGGTAT